GCATGGCGTATGACTTACCGCCCCCTGCTGCACCGCCGTATAACACGTCTGTTTCTCCGGCTGCAAGGAAATCCTCTTGCGGGCCTTCGTTAGCCTTGAAGATAACATTCTCTTGTGCTTCAGCTTGCAGGGCTGTTGGAATGTTATCCAGCTCATCGGCGCTTACGAGCTTTGTTGCGTTCTCGTTTTCGAGCTTGCTGAGAGTCTTCTTGGTTTTGCTTATAGACTTCTTGTAATTATCTATTTTGCTTTGAGCTGCCTTGAGTTTTTTCTCTTTGTCTTTTACACTTCGCTTGGCGGCTTGTTTAGCTTTTGTTTCTGAGTGGTAGGTGTAGCCTCTGCCTGTTGAGCCTTTTTCTCTACCGCCCTTCTTGCGAGGAGTTCCATCAACTTTAAGTTTGAAGTTGCCTTCCTCGTCAACTAAGTATTTGTCGGGGTTAATGTCCCAGTCATTTTCGTTGTTCTGCAATTTTCTTTAACCCCATGTGCGATATTGAGCGTCCTGTCTCGTGGGTCAACCACATACTGCCTTCTCGTAAGCTTAATGTCTTTTCTCTTATAAGCGGAAGTACTTTGTCCAACATCTCTAGTTCTTTTTGTACTGGTTCTAGTACTTCGTTATTGGATTCACTGAGCTTATAACCAAACGGGATGGTACTACTTGACCTCCGTATACTCTCCATCTATTACTACCTCCTTTTTGGCGGGTATAACAAACAAACCCCCACCCGCACTTACAGTTACATCTAAACGTTCTGTCTTACCTAAGCCTACACGGTCTAGGATTTGCTGTGCTGCTTGTAAACGCATGTTAGCTTGTGGTATAGGCTCTGGGCTATCCATAATCTGGATTAGCTTAGAAGCTGCTTTAGGTGCGTTGAGCGCCAGTATGTTTGTAGCTATGTCTAGTATTTCAGTCTTGAGGGCTTTTACTACTGTGTAGTGTGTTCCCTCTGCATAGCCTGCTAGTTCTGCTGCGTGCTTGACATCACCACCACAAGAAGTAAGATTATCAAGAAATGCTTGTTGCTTGGTGGTTAGTTGTTTGTCAGGCATGTAGACTTCCTAGTCATTTAATTGTACTATTACTATAGTATACCCGTAATATGGAGGTTTGTCAAGTTTTTTTTCATTTATTTACATATATCATTATTGATATAAGAATGCATGTATGTTATGCATATTAATCATGTATGATTGCAGAAATAACTTGACAGATGCTCAAATTACGGGTATAATAGATATTAAGCCCACCGGGGTTATAGCATATGTATATCAGATACAGATGCACATCTTAATATGCTTATGTATTCTCCGCTACTTCCTTTAAAGCTCTTGGAAGCCGCCCGACTTCCCAAGCCTTGCCCCTACCTTTAAAGCCTTTAAAGCTGCGGCGCTATCTGGTTTACATGGCATATCTCCATAAAATGTATAAGATTGTATATATATCCCAGTACCCCCCCATGGCAGCTTGCCCACCCCCTAAAGTCTCCAAAGAGACTTTAAAATCTCCATAGATTCTATAGAATCTTAACGCACATCCACAGGCTATCACGCTCCGAAGACTTTAAAAGTCTTTAAGCTGGACTCCTAGCTTTCTAGTTTACAAAACTAGGGAGACTTTCAAGTGTTTTTAAATCTATAGATTTACTCCAAAGACTTCCAATCTTTTCAATCACTTAGCGATTATTTAGTCTTCGACTACCAACTCCTATTGAGACTTTTAAAGTCTCCTTAGATTCTATCGCCTGCAGGAAAATCCCGAAAGGGATTCAGCTGAAATTTTAGTAACCCTATAAGCTATAAAAGCTTATAGGGTTACTAATAAAGTATCCTTATGTATTAAGTTAAAAAGAAGCTCTTTGAGCTTTTTAACTTAATACATAAGGATACTAATATGCTGACTTCAAACTTCAACAACATCGATGCCAACCAGATTGCAACAGCACGTCAAGTCTATGGAGTGGCTTGCCACTTTGCAAACATTCATGCCAAGTCTCCTTCGGAGAGATATGGATTGACCAAGGTTTTCAATGCCGTAGTGAACAAGTTCTACAAAGACGCCGATAGCTTTATGACCCACAGCGATGTCTCTGAGTTCAGAGAGTGGGATTGTGTTCCACCCCAGTTCCTGCTACTAGTAGCAAACAAGAAGCCTGCAAAGAAGCCAAAGGCTGCTAAAGTTTCTAAGAAAGCTGAGGCGAAGCCGAAGCCGGTTGCCAAGAAAGCCCAGCCAGCTTCAAAGAAGCCAGCGCAGAACGATAGAATTACTGCACTCGAAAGCCGAGTTGATGCCGTTGATTCTAAGCTCGATGCAATCCTTGAAATCCTTTCCGCTAAATAAGACTTGACAAATCTATACAGGGTCAGTAAAATGGCCCTTCACTTTCTGCTACGAGGTTAAATTTATGTCTGATTTTGATAATAGTTATGTATGGGCTAGAATGTTTCCAGATGTTTCTTTCAGAAATAAAGTTTGTATTGAGTGGGATGATGGTACAATAGTGGTTCATAATCATCTATACCATTGCGAAGAAGTTCTCCATAGTATAGACTGGTCTAGTGTTGCTAACTGTTACGAGGTATAGATTTATGAGTGTTGGAAACTGGCGAAGCCATATAATTGTTAAGTGTGTTGATTGTAGAAAGCCTATGGCTTATCATATAATCTCAGCAACAGCGAAGTGTAATGATTGTAAATCAAAGGATACAAAAAATGTATAATATTTTATTTGACGATAATTGCATTACTGTAGAAAGTTTAGAAGCTGCTCAGGAAATAGCTGGGCACTTGTTAGAATCTGCATATTCTAGTGTTGAAATTGTCCCGTCTGCTCCGACAGACTTAGATTCTTTAGGTGAAATAGAGGTGATATATGACGAATAGCTATGATGTTTGGGCAGGAGGTGTTGTTATAAATCAATACTCCATCACCAAAGGTGAAGCAGAAAAGCTCGCAGCTCTATGTATAGCTGAAGGCTATGACGATGTTTACATTGAAAAGGTATAGAACTATGAAAAAGGTTGATATGTTTTACACCCCGACCAGCATGAAAGATTTAGAAGATAGATTAGAAAGCTATTCATCTAGTGAGAAAGTAGTGGCTTGGATTTCTGCAATGATGGCTTGGAACCTAGCTTGTAAGATAGTAGAAGAATCTAAACAGGAGGAAGCAGAATGAGCTTAAACACAGAACTAGAACATACTTTAAAGTCACGATTAGATGCAGAACTAGTGAGTTCTTGTGATATACTAAGAATCTGTATCAGCTATAAATCTAAAGCAGCTGATGGATTTAAACCAGAAGCTGAGTATATGTTTCATAGCTATACTTTAGAAGATGGAGAAGCTGATATATTTTGGGGACACTATGACCTTACAATCGCAGAAGCTTTAAACCTCTGGAAAGATAAAATTTACCAGAACCCAATAGGAAGAAGATATTAATTTAAAATGTACTTATTAGTTAGTAAGTTCTTACGAACTAACTAATAAGTACACAAAGGAGATGCCGATGTTCAACACTCACTGTAAAGCGGTTCAGGAATACTCACAACGTAGTGCTACTAATATGTCAGATACAATTCTAATGGTAGTGCTTAGCATCCAGCAGAACTGGCTCGGTGTTGGCGACCAGCTAACCGATGTAAGATTAAATAAAGCTGAGTCCCGATTCTTGTGGGGCAACAAGGGGAAAACATATAGCTATCTTAAATCTAATCAGCATAAAGTATATGCTCAAGTGATGGCTGTTATCAACAGCAAGCAAACAGACTTCATTAAATCTATATCGCTTATGAATATATTCTTGAGGGTTCATGGCTTAGGCTTAGCTAAAGCTGGCTTTTGTTGCCAGTTGATTGCTGGATTGGTTGGCTGCATGGATACTCACAACATTAGAATGTATGAGCTAAACATTAATGACTTAGTACTAGCTAAGAATCCCAAGACCAAGAAGGGCATTGATGCTAACAGCGCTAAGATAGATAAGTACATAGGGCTATGTGCTGACTATGGATGTGAGAATCTTTGGAACTCTTGGTGCGATTTTGTAGCTGCCAAATCTAATCGGTGGCAAGATGGTAACCATGTAAGCGAAGTACATTATACTTACTTGATTGGAGATAAGTGATGAGCAGTTTAACAGACAAAGAAATACTAGACTTTGTAAGAGAGAATCTAACACTAGAGAAAGACGATAACGGCAGTTACAAAATAAAAGAAATACGCTGCCCCGTTTATGGCGATGTTGTTAATGATATTCATGGCCATGTTCTTGGCACTGTTTCTGGCAACGTTGGAGATATTAAAGGTAGTGTCTGGGGCAATGTTTATGGCAATGTCAACGGCAGTGTTGAGGGCAGTGTTCGTGGCAATGTT